GGGCTAAACCTCGCTCAAGTAATTGAGCCATATCTTCCCGTACCATTTCAAAGTGCGGAAAAGCCACCTTGTTGCTACTTACCCGACTGATTTCATTAGTCAATCGAGCATTTTCTTCTTGCTCCCGTATCGCTGACAGTTGATAAACTTGTTGCTGTGTAGCTTGAAGTTGTTGCATTAACTGCTGTTGATACGGGTCTACATACGCCTGTTGAGGTGCTTGTAGACTATCTTGGTTTAATTGTATTCCATAATCTTGTGCAAGTCTATGAAACATCTGCACTTTTTGGTCATACGGTGCTTTGGTCAAAATCATGTGTGCCCGACCAAGATTATTAATCCAAGCTACTGGGTGTATTCCTTGTGTTTGTAGTTCAGGAATGAAAGGGCCAATAGCTTCGGTTAATTGTCTTGCATTATCCGCTTCTGCTTTATAGGCAGAAACACCCTTTTTGTATTCTGATTCACGCTGGTTGGCATATTCAGCAAACTTGGCAAATTCTGCGTCATTTAAGGGTTTACCCTCTTTCATCTTGTTCCAAACCTCTACATACTCTTTTTTCCAAGTAGTAGGCTGCTTTATTTCTTGGTCAGGAACATCACTAGCTTCTGCCACCAAGTCAGGTTCTTCATTGGTATTGTCTTGATCGGCATTGCTTTTGAAACGACCTTTTTCGTCACGGTCGTTGCTTTCTTGAGTGCTGGTTTCTTTTTGGCTGGCGTTTTCGGCTTGGATTGGGTCGTCATTTTCTTCAATTTCCTTTTCTACAGGGGTTTCAAGTGTGCCATCTTCGGCTTGTTCGAGGGCTGCTTCAAGTAATTCTCTGCGGTCATCTGACATGGTTTTCCTATCGGTAGTTAAGTTTGGAGTAAGTTATTTCAGCAATCTGCCGTTTACGGGCTTCTTGTTCTTTGCGGCTAAATTCAATGGTTTTGTGCTGAGTAGGCACTTCATTGCCTATTTCTACGCAGTTGTTACGCTTTAGGTTCTCACGGTGCTTAGAACGGCTAGAAACCCATGTGCCGTCAGCCATAGAAATATGCCCTGGAATGTCGGGCATTACCATTGGGACTTCCCTAGACTTCATGGCTATTTTGTCTTGCCAAGAAGCTTTGGCAGCCTCTAAACCAATGGTAGGTGTCCACCATTCTAGGAAGAATTCTTCGTCAGTTTGTTTGAGTTCAACATGATTTCCTTCGGAATATCCGCATTTTGGGCAAAGCATTACATTCTCCTTATGATTTCAGGTATTTTGTCCAATTCTTCTTCTTCAACCGTTACTACTGAATCGTACCAAGTGCCATGTTTCCAACGCCAGCATTTAAATTCTTTTTTAGGCATGATACAAATGGTTTTAACACCCAAAGCACCAGCTAAATGGGCTATGCCTGTATCGACTGTTACAAGGCCTTTACAAGCCTTTAAATGACTTGCAGTTTTGCTCCAATCTTCTTTCCAACCATCGTTGGGTAAAGGCGACCAAAACCTATCTTCTTGGGGATTAAATGAATAAGCATCAGTTCCTACCAATTCAAGCATAGTTTCAGGTCGCATTGTGCGTACATAATGTAAAAGACCCTTAGAAGTAGACCAATTTACAGCTAATTTCTTAGGAATATTGCTAGGAATAGCGTCTAAATAGCCTTCTGAACCCACGATCTTCTTGTTTGTCATGGGAAATAACGCCCTTGCATACGCTGGAGCTAGGCTAATGTAATAAGGTAGGGAAATTATGCCAATCCAGTAGTCTGATTCAGTAGCTATTCCTTCTTGCGGCATATTACTAAAGACATCAACGCAATCCATTTGCCCAAATAAATGATGTAATGACCCGTTTTGCAATAACACTACAGATTTAGCGCCCATGACCTTTAAAAAAGGTAGGAATCGAGCATATTGAATAATGTCACCAAAACCCTGCTCTGCAAGAACAGTAATGGTTTTCCCTAACAGGCTTTCACCTCTCCAAACAGGCATTTTTAATGGCTGAGTGTACGGTTGGGCTTGGTTTGCTATTACCTCAGGATGCCAACGATATTCAAATAATCTAAATCCTTGCTCTAATCTGCCAGCATGGAGATGTTCATAGGCTAATTTGTATTGTTGGTGTGGATTTAAAGTAGTAGTAATAATGCTTCCTCATCGTCTAATTCTGCTAAGCGTTTTGCTTCATATATGGCCATTTCAGTTTGTATCTGAACTAGCTGCTGTCTGAGCATTACGCCTTGCAAAAGTTCTTGTTCTTGTTTAACAAGATTAGCGATGATATTGTCAAATTTTGTTAAGTCTGACGGTATATCAGCGCTAACTTCTTGATTGGATTGTACTTTATTTTTCTTGCGTTTTGGTGATGGATCAACCAATTCTTTAATGCCAGCTTTGCGATCAGCCTTGACTTTTTTCAGAGCATCTAATTTGTCTTGTTCAGCTTTTTGTTTTGCGGCCTGTAAAGCCTTGTAACGCTTGTACTCTTTCTTGGTAAAGCCGTCATCACCACCCAAATTTGTAGGGGTGGGAATACCAACAAAACCAGTAATATTGGCTGTATCGTTGTTATCTGTGGCAGAAATAGTGCCTGTAGCTGGTACAAGGACATTGCCTGTAATATTGGCTGTGTCATTACCATCCGTTGTTGAAATAGTCCCTGTAACAATAGGATTAGCTACCGTACCTGTAAGGGTAGCAGTATCGTTACTATCAGTAACATTTATGTTACCAATGATTGCTGGTAACTGTATGTCCGATAAGGGATTAGTCGAGAACGGTCTAAAACCTAGCATTAGCTACTCCAAACCTCTGTTGGTTCTGTAGGAAATACTGCATCAAAAGTAGGATTAAGCACAATAGCTCTAACAGTAGAGCGATAAGATAAGAACTCAGCCCTATTAGTTAAATAAGGGTTTGATTCGGCTGGGTCAGCAACAGAAGCAATAGCTGTCCAGTCGGTGTCAGATAGGATTTGTTTGCCTTTGGCTTTATTATTTGCGGCTAATTCTGCGTTCTTGGCGGCAATCTGCTCTGCATCCATATCTTTAACAATAAACGATGTATACCAAGCGCCATCTTGTTCAATTACAGGGCCTGAGATAACATATTGGTAAGTACCGCAAGTAGGGTATGGGCCATCTAACACCACATCAGCACCAAACTCGTTGATGGTTTCTGTGGGGATTGGGTTTGGAAAAGATGTCTCTGGGAAGGTTTGTTCCCATTGAGGTAAGTACATTACAGCACCAGTATCACGAACTCGAACTAACATAATTTGTCCTTTAAGCTATTGCTAAGAAAATATAAGTACCACCGCTAACATTAATTGCGGCAAGAATTGTGGAGTTAAGAGAAAAACCGCCAGCAGTTGTTGTTACAGAGCCTAAAGTAGCTGTTTCTGCCGCTGTGGAATTTAAGCGTAAGTAAGGGTCTGTAAGCGTTGTCATTCCCCTAGCAGTGTCATAAACATACCAATCACCAACATCATCTGTACGCTTAATTAGCACAAACCTAGCTCCACCAGTAAATCCACATGAAATAGCCTGTGTAGTGCCGTTTCCTGTATATGAGCCAACTTTAGATACACCAGGGCAAGTAGCAAATAGGTAAGCTACATAAGTTCCTGTTGATGTATTTAATGTTGCATTTATGGTAAATACAGAAGAAGTTGGTGCAGTAGCGTTTATTACGGAATCACCAAACCAACCATCATCAGAACGATTTAACGCTGGATAAGGATATGTTTTTCCTGTGTCTATACCAGTTGATGAGTATACAAACCAATCTCCAGTACCAGACCGTTTTTTAATAATCATCATTTCAGGAACTACACCAAGGTTGTGAGCTTGTGTCGTTGCAGTTCCTGTTCCTGTATAACAAACCTCATCAAAGAATCCTGGTCTGCGAGAAAAAGAATAATAAACTGAGCTAGTGTCTGCATAAAGACCTGGAATATTAAATCCTGTATTACTCCAATATTGAGATGCGTTGCCTGCTGATTCGGCTGCTGTTGAGGCTGTATATAATGTAGGCCCACTATCTGTTGTAGTTGATGAACTTCCTCTTAATCTATCTGTAAATGAAGAAGAAAAATTAACAGTTCTAGCTTTTACTAATTGTGCGTCAACAACAAACCCAGTAGTTAATGTTGTCCCTGAGCTAGAAGATGATGTTAAAGGACTAAACACAGTAGTAGCATCTGTAGGCACTTTCATTGGTCTACGGATTGCCATGTAGATGTATGTAGCTGACGGGCTAATTGTGGCAACAAAACCTGTTGCTGTTGGAACAGCTATTAATCCACCATCAGCATATTCTTGAGCAGAACTTTGCGCTTGTAGATAAGCACTATTGCCTGTGACTGGCATACCTCTCATATTGTCTACAATCCACCAGCCTTGACCAGCAGTATCAGTTCTTTTTGCAAGAACATATTGTGGTTCATAACCAAGGGTAACTGTAGCTACACCGCTACCATTAGTAGTAAAACTACCACAACTAATGACATTATCTGTACCTGTTGTGCCAAAGCCACCAGCGTCATGGGCGAATAGGTAAGCTACATAATTAGTTCCAGATTCGTTTACAAATGTGCCTTCACCAAGAGTAAATACTGTTGATGTTGGAGTTGTGTTGTTCCATCTAAATATATTGCCTGTACTAGCGGCAGCAGTTGTATTTAAAACTGCGTAAGCTGTGTTTCCTAAAGAACGATGATAAACTTGCCAATCATAGGCTTGGTTTGTTGCTTTAATAATCATCATTCCAGGCACAGAACCAAGATTGTGAGCTACTGTTCTGCCAGCAACACCATTACCAGTATAAGTAACTATATCAAAGAACTTAGCTTGTTCGGCAAATGTCCAAGAGCAATAAGTTTGTCCACTTCCACCACTAGAACCGCCAAATCCAGAGTTTGATTTAAGAGTAAACCCATTATTATTGTAAACAACACCATTGTTAAAATCATATTGTGCATCTGTTAAATCTGTTAAAAGATAAGGGTTTTCTCCTCTAACTGTATCAAAAACAGCGTTACTTTGTGCTGATGACCTGCGTTTTAACCAAACTAACCCACCTTTACCAGCAAGGTCTATACCATTGTTAACAGGTAAAGTTGTGCCTGTGCCTGTATACAAGTAAGTACTAAATACATCTTCAATGTAATTAATGGCAGGGGCAGCTTTACTTCCTGTTTTAGTAGCGGCACTAAACATTAATAATTCAATCCAAAAGAGTTGCCGTAGGTATTTGTGCCATCTTGGAAGAACGTAAAGATGTCATATTTACCGCTTGCAGATGATGCTGTAGGTGTTGTGCCACCAGGCCATTTAATTGTAGAGCCACCAGCCCAAGTCAATGTGTAAGCACCTGAGTAAGTTACGATAATTACAAAAGACTTACCAGCTACTGAGCTAGGCAATGTAATTGTGCCGTTAGCGTTAAGGCTAAGTTCTTGTACTGTCCCGTTTGCAAGGCTAACTGTAAAGCTAGAACCAGCAGCAGGAGCATAAAGTGTTTCTGTGTAGTTTGTAACTACTGGTGTGTTTAATGCTGCGGCAGTAGCTAAAGCAACAACTGTACCTGTACCGCTAGTTGTATAACTTGTACCCCATGCGCTACCTGTAGAGTTAGCTATTCCAGCGCCAGGATAAGTCATTGGGGCTGTATTAGTAACTGTAATAGAGCCGCTAGTAGTAACAGGGCCACCGCTTACAGAGATACCTGTACTTGCAGTTAAATTGACTGAGGTTACAGTACCCGAACCTTTGTTATTAAAAGTAGTCCAATCTGTGCTGGTTAGATAACCGCTTACGCTTGTTGTAGCGGCAGGCATACTAATAGCAGGAGTATTACCACCGCTTGATACTACGGGTGCTGTGCCTGTAACGCTAGTAACTGTACCTGTAGTTGGTGTAGTCCAAGTTGGTACAGCACCTGTTCCAGCAGAGGTTAATACTTGACCACTTGTGCCAGGTAAAGTAGCTAAAGTTAAGCCAGACTGAATATTTAATGTAGTAACTTTGGCGGCAGCAGCCGTTGTAGCGCCAAGCGACATATTGTTGATAGTACCTAAACTTGTAGGATTAATTTCTATTGAGCCTGAGCCAGTAGGATTAATGTGTACATGACCTGTACCAGTAGGGC